TGGACTAGGAACTTATTGTAGGTAGTGTTGTAGTCGCATTTGAACACTTCGATCTCACCCTGGATCTTGTCCCCTTCACTTCCCGCTAGCTGTACGGAGCTAGAGATCGCTGATTTAAGCTCCTTGCGGCTTTGATCACGCAGCATCACTGATGGCAAGCATGATACCACAGAGAACTCTAACAGATGTTTGCCAGTGAACTCATCCATCTGTGCGATACGCAGCGCCGTGGCTTCAAAGTCGTTGATCTTCCCAGCGATCTGCTTGAGAAGGTAACCGTTGAAATAGTTGCGAACTTCACGGCCACGTTCAACGTCTGCTGCTGTTGCGGGGTTTTGGTTATTACGCAGCCAACCCTTGACCATAGTCTTGTTGGCCTGCTTTTGGACTACATCGAGGTTCTCAGCATAGACATCAGCTTTGTAGTAGCCCCCGTTCATACGATCGGCTGCAACTGCTAGGCCCCATACATGATCTGCTGTAAACATACTCGCTCCTAAGTTCTAACTATGATGCTAGTATACTATCATTTATCCAATTTGTCAACCGATGGGAGTGCCGGGGTCTGTGGCTTTTTCGCAACACTAGGGCCAAAAAGAAAGGCCGCTTCTGCGACCTTCCTCAAACCCGCCCCGGGAGCGAATCGGATTGGAGTTTGAAACCCTAATTAAAGAGTGATGCCTAATGCTTTGGCTTTGTAGCCTAGAGCAACGATCTCACGTGATGGGCGGCCCATTACGTACTCAGTTACCTGAACACCGTTACCAGCTGTGCGGCTGTTTGTGTAAACAGCATAACCGTGCTGGCGAATGCGTGATGCCTCAGCAGCCAAGTTACCAATGCCCATCTTCTTAGCCTGAGCGGCTGTTAGGGCTGCACCGTTGTACAATGCGTTGAAGACTTTGAATGTCTTTGATTTTGGATTTAAGCGTTTCATTTAAGTTTCCTTTGTATAAGGCTGACCTCTGTCAGCGTTCAATTATTATACGACACCCTAACTGCTGTGTCAACTATTAGACTACCATTCTACTGCTTTTTGGTGATCTTTACGTCACCTCTGATAAACACACCAATGATCAGCACGGCCAACCATGTCCAAACTGTGTAAGGAATAGCATACAGCGATCCAAACAGTGTGTTCCAAGACCACAAGACCAGTATCGGCCCTGCTATTACCAGCACGATCAACAGTGCTGCTACTACTAATACCAAAAATGTATTCTTAAACATTTGCAAGTTCTCCTTCATCTGCTTCCTGCTCTGCGATCAATCGTTTGAGTTCGATGTCCGCGATTTCTGCTTCAATGGCCTTTGTGTTGTTCTTTAGGTTTGAGCTGCCCTTCTTATAGACCACGTAGTAGTGATCTGAACAATAGCTCTTGCCTTCCAAAGTTTGGCACCCGCAATATGGTGTAGGTTTGTTAAAGTAGTCCCAAGTTCTAGCATCAAACTCTGGCCCTAGGTATGTACAGGCACCCATTACGCACCTCTCTTCATAACAGTTACTTCAGCCATTGACTTCCAGTTAGTGGCAAAGCTCTTACGCAAGTCTGCGATCTTCAATACTGTACGCAAGCTCAACTCGCGCATCTTAGCACGGTTCTCAACGATGTAGTCTACAACTTCGTCACGCTGGAAGTCCTCAAACTCGTATGCATCCAACATACCGTCTTCTACGATCTGCTTGATACGCAAGACCTTCTCGCGATCTGTGTCCATTTGTAAGTCAATGTAGTGACAGCGTGACTCTAGAGCTGCCAAATGGTCCTGCAACTTCTTAGAGCGTACATTCTCAAACTTGATGTTAGTAATAAAGATGGCACCCGCTTTGAACTCAAACTTATCAGGCACACCCTCATTACGCAGGATACGGCTGTCTGTGTTCCAGCTGATAGTACGCTTCTTAGAGCTATCTAGAGCAGCCTTAAGGATGTTCAGCGACAAGTCGTCCAAAAGAACAGAGTCACAGTCGTCGAACACGATAACATTGCCCTTCTCACTGTACTCATAGAGCTTAGTATACAAGCCAATGGCACTCATAGCACCCTTGACGATCTCATAGCGTGGCTTACGCTGACCCAATGCGTTGAACAAGTCGTCCTTGCTCAGCACTTCGTCAACACCGAAGCTCTTGCCCACACCTGGAGGGCCTGTGACAATCATAGCACGCACATTGCCTTCTTTGACTGCTTTGGTCATCTCTTTGAGTACTTCAAAGCGACCACGCAAGCGTTCTACGATCTCTTCGTCTGTCTCGCTAGCAACTACAGCATCTGATACCTTGATCTGTTCCAAACTCTTGTCCCCTACTGGTGTTGCTGACACCTGTCCTGATACTACTAGATAGCTCTGTGCTGACTCGCACTTGATCTTAATGTTGCGATCTGGGATACCCGAGTTCTTAGGCTGTACTGTGCCACCTGCTACAGTAACATAGCCACCTTGGGCACCCTCTTTGAAGCCCTCTACGAGCTCAAAACGGAACCCACTCATACTAGTGTCTGCTCCGCGGATCTTGTAAGTACCCTCTGTGATTTCTACAATTGCTGGCATATCTTCGCTCCTAATTAATTACAATACCTCTAGTATAGCACCAAAAGGGGGTCTTGTCAACCCCTAGTTAATAACCCTTAACTCTGTAGGGTTACTGAGTCCTCACCAATGCCCTCTTCAATCAGTATGTCCGCTAGCGCATCCACGAGGGGTACCAGTCCATACTCGATTAACCCAGTTGTGGCATATACGGCACCCGCATACCATACACCGTCCTTCATAACATAGTAGTACTCGCCACCGCAGCCGTGTACCTGATCAAGGAACTCTTCAAATGTGTGTGCCACTTGCCAGCTGACGTTGTCCTCACCACGATCAGCATAGAAGTTCATAGCGTCTAGTTCTTCGTGGATGCCGCTGTTGTCGCCACGTGCAACAAGTGCATTGGTCTTGACTGAATCGTAGTGCTGCTGCAGGATCTGCCCTGTGCAGCTCAAGTAGCCGTCATAGTGACAGTATACTGATTTGAGCACGTCACCGTGCATGATGCCTACTCTGCTTCTTGTACCCATAGTTCGCTCCTATGTTTGTTAGTGTAAGTGTGTATTATAGCACCAAAACTGCCAGTTGTCAACCCCTGTTTAGGGCTGCCCAAACTTCTTCCCGTACTGCTGTGTCCATGGCCTCTGATGCTGCTGTAGGGTGGGCCCGGGTGAGAAGCTGTAAGTGCCGCTGTGTCTTGTCCCAATCCCAGCCCTCACGCTGTGCTGCTGTGACCACCCCGTGTACTAGTTCGTTGCCACGTGGGCTAAACATCGCGTAGTCTTTCATGCTTTGTCCTCTTCTATGTCAAACCCTTCTAGATAATCTAATTGAGCAAATGCCCAGCTGACCCTTAGGGCTTCTAGTACGGGTACACCGCCCTTTATCATTTCCCAAGCCATTTTAATGTAGGTCATCCCATCACCTCATCTAGACGCTGTAGTTTGTGGAACAGTTCAGCTGCTGCTGTTTTAGCTGCTTCAGTTGCTGAGTAGATCATATCCTCTGCTGTGCCATCACGCAGCACTTCACGTGCATCTTCGTAGAGGAAGCCCCCTACGTAGTCACAGGCCAGCTCGTGACCCTCGAACAGAACACGTACCCTAAGCATAAAGTAGTCCAGATCACCACGATCGATCTGCTGTGCCATTTCCTCTACGTCATAGTAGGGTCTGCCCGTGTCTGGGTCTATGCTGGTATCAAACAGGTCCGCTAGGGGTATGTCCTCCCAGGTCTTGTCTACGATGACTTGGAAGGGCCCACGCACCTCATCTAACAGTGTGTCATAGTAGCGCATTATGCATACTCCCTGAACTTGACCGTAGGGTCGATGCTGAGCAGCTCTTCTGCGCAACGTGTGAGCTCACGATAGCGAGCATTGATCTGGGCCCTGCTCAGTTCCCCATCACAGCTAAGGTTCTCTGGGCTTAGTTGTGAGTCGATCTTGTCTGCGATGCGCTGACGATCCTGTGCATTTAACAAGCTGAGCTCGGGCTGCTTGAACAGGCGCTCCCAGTTGTTTTCACGTTCTACGAACGCCTGCAATGTGCTAATATTCATAAGTTCGCTCCTTGTTGAATTAGCGAGGGCTCTCTCGTTGGCCCTCTCCACGTTACTGCTTACTATACCTATAGTATAACACCTTAGGGCTTATTTGTCAACCGGAGCGAACATCTTGCGCCCAGCCTTCATAAACATAGTATACGCAACACGATCAGCCTTGTCCAGATCATCCCAGCAGGCTTCCATGTCTTTGAGCCCTGCTAGTACATCCCCGCCCGTGTGTATCTCAGCGTACTCTGTGACCAACGTACATGCATCTGAAAGTTCCATATAAAGTGGTGTGCCCATTACATTCCTCTCTTGTCTGTGTTTAATTCAGGGTTGAACAGCTTAATAAGTTCACGCTCGCGCTTATGAGCCTCAGCTTTCCCGCGCAGTGTTTCATGTACTAGTACTTCGATGTCGTTCTTGCTCGCGAGCGAACGCAATGCATTACAAAGTGCCCAATTCTTAGCTTCCTTCTGGGCTCTGTAGTAATGCTTGGCTGCTCGGGCAAGTACACTCTTATTAATAGTACTCTCAGTCTTAGCTGTGACGCCAATGTAGCTAGCACCGTTAACACGTAGCTCATAGATGATATGAGTACGGTCTGTGCGCTTTTTACGAGTGTGCTTTTCTAAGTTCATACATATATTATAGCACCACTGATCCAAAATGTCAACCAAAATTAAAGACCCTACCCTCACTAGGGTTTAGTCACCCACAGCAGCACGGCCAACACTGCTATGCCCACTGCAGCATCCACCGCCCACCGTTCCAGGGGCCATAGACCCCGTCTCCACCGCAGATATGCTGCTAGCGGCGTCTCATAGTCCCTCACGTGATCCTCTGCTGCTGCTTGTGTACGAATACTGTGCTCATTGTGCGCCTACGCTGCTGTTACACTGTGTTTGGTGGGCCCCCCGAGAGTCGAACTCGGCACCAACGGATTATGAGTCCGCTGCTCTAACCAACATGAGCTAGAGGCCCTTATATTGTTAACGTTAATCGGGTGTACTACCCTCGTGATCATCCTGTATCAATCCTGCTGCGCGGTAGTCTTCTGTGACTGAATCCGCCATCTCATGCTGCTTGATCATCTTGTACAGGGGGTCCATACGCTGCTGTACAACGTGAGGGGCCGCCCTTTCCAGCTGTGATAAGTCATAACTTCCAGGATAGTGACGCAGCGCACCCATGGCCCTGACCCTTATAGTAGAGGGAATCCTGGGAGTTACTTTGGGATCACAGAGGTCCTGTAGAAGCCTTTCAGCCATTTGGATAGCACGATAACGTTCATCTGGTAGTGTCATTGATTCTCTCGCTTTAGATAACCGCTTTTTCTTAAGCATATGCATATTATACACTCATACACTGAATTCGTCAACCACTAGCAGCGGGGCCTACTATAAATACTTGTTATAAACCACCGGGAGCGAACCGTGTTGATCTATCGTGTACACTCTACCAGAGTAGAACGCATATGGGACTTTGCCCAATATAATGACCTGCCTATGTATCGTCGTAGATTCACTATGGCTGGACACGATCATATACAGTATGTCATAGAAGTTCCCGACAGTAAGATCAATACTAGACTACTGTTAGAACACAGTAAGTATCTAGAACTACTATAATCCAAATCGTGTGCAGCGGGGCCACTGTATAGAGGCTGTACGCACAGTCTAGAACGCTGGTTTATGGTAGAAGAATGGTAGAAAACGGTTCAGAATCGTGGGGTTACTACTGTAGAACATAGAGTTTTAAATTGTTTTGGTGAGTGGCTTATGAGGCTAAGTAAAAATTCACACAATTCTGCACTTTTTCACACTTTGTCACACTACGCACATATGCACAACCCTTGCAGCGGGGCCTATACGCAAGGTTGTCTATAACAAAGGCTCAGTAAATCACACTTTTCTGCATTTTCTCTACAGTAACAGTATAGTTATAGTATAGACACTACAACTGAAACCACTACTATAACGGCCATAGTTATTCCCCAAGCCGCGCAAGCTGAGTCTCTTATTGCACGTAAGTCTTCGTCTGTGATCATACTGTATATATCTTATAGGGAGCTTTCTAGACCGGCCTCCCACAATAACACTAGTGTAAAGTCTTTTCTGTGCTGTGTCAACTATAATTCTCTTGGCTCGCGCAGCGTTCTTTGTTACTGTAGGCTACTGTGTAAGTACTGTTACTGAGCGTATTGTACAACGTGTTACTGTATAGTATACTCAGGCCACTGCAGACTGCCACTGCACATAGGGTTTAGCTCAGTAAATCTTTGTAAAAGATTAACCCAGTAAATCGGGTGAATCTATAGTATCTTCTACTACACAGTATGTTGCATCTACTATCTCGCCATCCACTACGCAGCGTTCTACTTCCCAGTTCTGAGCCACTTCTATGCGTTCTATACGCTCGTGGAAACCCAATCTTGCATTACGTGATCTTTGTGCTATACGAGCTCCAGCCACTGTGCTATAGTAGCGCAAGCGTTCACCAGTGTCTTTGTGTACTAGATAATATACAGTCTTTTGCATAGTATGCGTATTTACTAGTGTGTTGGCCACTGTGCAAAATTTGCATAGCGATATAAGTACTTGTATAACCCGGGAGCGAACTGTGTTACGAGAATTAATTACCACTTACTGTGTGAGATATGATCCCTACTACTGTGACTGTGATCCAGAACGTCTTTGGGCTGTGGTACAACGATCAGGAGGTCACGTACACGCAGGAGCAATGGGCATACTAGACTTCTATGTACCTGCCAGTATAATCACACAGGTAGTACTAATGGACTCAGGACTATCTATCAAGCACGATAAGAGTTACATATAGTCTTATTAGAGTATTAACAGAGCAGTTTATTCTTGGGAATCCCTTAAAAAATTTTGCGCTTCGCGCAGCTCTTCGAGCTGCTTCGTGAATCATGCGCCGCCTCGTTTGGACGAATTGGAATTTCCCCTAAACTGATCAGTCCTGTGTAAATATACTATATGAAAAGAATATTATTAATTGCCACTGTGTTCGTGCTCTCGGGCTGTGCTAGTGTACAAAACTGGATCCCCAGCTTCTGGGACGATAATCAATCGAAGAAGATCACTGATGTTAGACTTACTGTAGATCGCATAGACTGTGATAAACCTCAACTACCACAGGCCTCACAACTACGTGATCAACTACGTTGGTTTGAACTATACAGTCTCAGTAAGGGTAGACTACAGCGTGATGTTATTGCTTTGGTCAAGCCCATACAAGAGACCACTGAAGATTGGTATAAGAGATCACAAGATGGCCAGGGCACTGTAGGATATTGCAACATAAAGAAAAAGATACTTGAGCAACAGACTGCTCGTGCCGCTAAGGGCATACTAGGGAGATGGTAAATGCGTGAACAACTACAATGGTTAGCTTCTTGTGGCAGACCCTGGGCAGAAGAACGTGCTCAATTTGCTCTAACTATCACTGATCAACTGGCTCAGGGTGCTATATCAGAATCCGAGTATCAAGAGCTTATGCAGGATCTAATACGTTCAGATCGATTAAACGAGTGTGCGGACGATCAGGACGTTAAGAACCTATTGGTCAGCTGCGTGATGGTTGCAGCCAAACTCAGTTAAATAATTATACTATGAAAATATCTGAAATCCTCAGCGAAAACATCTTTACCACGGACTACAAGCGAGTCATGGAAGCCGTGGCTACACTATATAAAGAACACTATGACATCGACATCTGGCAGCACGCAGATGCACACGATGAAGCAGCCAAAGTTCTAATGAAAGAACATCCTACTCTAGACGAACTAGACTATATCATAGACTCTGCAGAGTTACCTGAGCGTTTCATGGATTTAGATTTCCCTTTAAACGATGACATCATGTACGGAGTTACTTCAGACGATGAAACAGTCTCAGAAGAGCCAGCTAGTCGTGCTCTATGTCAAAGTGGTAAGCCAGACTCAGCCCTGGGTGCTAGCCAATTGAGCAGTTGTAAGAGTCAGGGCTATCGCAGCCGTGATGGGGGTAAGAGTCACAAAGTAGGTTCAGAGCGAGTTAAAGTTAGAGGTAAGAAGATCAAGGGCAAGAAGTATGGGGGCCCTTTACCAGACTGGAGCTAAACAATGGTCAACCCCCAGGACACTGATCTACTGATAGCACCCCCTGGATTACCAGACCCCCGGTTTAAGGACACAGTGCTGATGCTCACACATCATCATGATCAGGGCTCATTTGCTCTGTGCGTTAATCGTGAAAGCAACCATACCCTACAGGATCTACTGCAAGAAGTAGATCTCAAGCTAGACTGTGAACTGAACTTTCCCTTGTATTGGGGTGGGCCTATGAGCCCTACTACCATATGGATGCTGCACAGCTCAGAGTGGTCAATAGAGGATGTCACAGTACCCATAGACGATCAGTGGTCAATGACTTCAAATATGGGTATGTTCCAACACATCGCAGACGGGGACTACCCCCAACACTTTCGTATTATGTATGGCTACTGTTCGTGGGCTCGTGATCAGCTGATCAGTGAGCTAGAGGGTCGAGCACCCTGGAAGAAAGAACATTCGTGGTTGGTAGCACACAATCTAGGGCCTGAATGGTTGTTTGAACAGCCCGTAGAGAATCTATGGACCAATGCTACCACACTGAGCAGCCATCAGGCCGTGGACAGCTGGCTCTAGACTCTGCGTTCGCTGATAGTCTTACAATGAATGCACAGGCGCACACCTGGGATAGCTCGTTGGCGTTCCACAGGTATATCTTCCCCACACTCTTCACACTCAGATAAGCTGGGTTCCTGGCGCTGTTTGGCTAGGGCACGTTGGACTTCAGCCACAGCGTTCATGTTTAGATGTATGCTGTGAAGCTGAGCCATTTCGGCTTCTTCTTCATTGTTATACTCGAAATCGTTGACGTCATTCATTTTTTCAACTCTTTTACTACTAAATCTCTAGCACGACTGTCTAGCTCTACTTGCTCTGCTTCCCACATCTTACCTGCGACCAGGGTCATATAGTCTGCTAGGGCAGCCCGGCCCTCATCAGTCCAGCTGTTGTAGTTGCTGTTGACTCCTGAGTTGTAGTAGTAATGCCGGTTACGCATCAGTTCTGCGATGCCGCCGTAGAGTAGATCTTTGATTGCTGCTTTATCCATTTTAGATTTTTTCACCTTTCGAAAAGCCGCGGAATCTAAGGAAACGTGGAAAGCGGAGTGAATACGTGTTCTCACTATCTTGGCTCCTAGTCGCTGCATCCGCACGGACTTCCACCACCTGACCAATGAGAGTATCTTTTGCTGCCCAGAACTCACTGCGCTGTTCATCGCTAAACCCAGACCCAACGTTGACCACAATATACTTGCCATCATCTGTTCCTTCAACTACCAATGCTCCTAGTTTATCTGTATTACGTCCTGTGCCTTCTTCAACTGCTGTGACTGTAAGGCTAACTTCAATAAAGGGCTTGCTCTTCATCCAAGATGTAGTGCGCTTACACTCGTAGAGTGAGTTAGGGTCTTTGATCATAATACCTTCAAAGCCTTCTTCTACCATCTTCTTGTTGTAGTCCTTGTACTCAATCTCGCCCATAAACTCGTCTAGATTAACTTCAATCTGTGGAATCAACTCAATAAAGCCCGAATCGTTGAAGATGTTCTCAAAGTTCTTGAGGAATGCTGAGCGACGCTTCTGTGCCATAACGCTCTTTCCTGCTTTGAACTCTACTAGGGGTACGATATCAAACAAGCACAGTCTAGCATCTGTGGCCTGCACATTGTCTTTGCGATGTACCTGCTTCATCAGGTCCTGAAACGAGCGACTAACCACTTCACCATCCAAAATGTACGACCTGCCGAACTCCTCCATAAAACCTTCTAGATACTCTGTGATATGTCCAAAGTTCTCTAGGACCTTGCCGTTGCGTGTGTACATAGTCACGGTCTTGGCTTCGTAGTCTACCACAGTGATAGCACGAACACCATCAAGTTTGGGCTGTAGAATTTTACTGCCTGTGAGTTTGGCTTCGTGATTAGCTGAATCGTGGTCAAGCATACACTCGAATACAGGAACAGCATACTGAGGCTTCTTAGACTTCTTGGCCACGGTGTTTACAGTCTTTTCTGAAACACCACAGCGTAGGTCTTTGATTAGAATTCTACGATAAAAATTGTTCCATTGCAGATCAGTGGCCACACCCATTGCTAGAGCGATAGCATCTCGAGCAGCGTGTCCTGTTAGATCTCTACGATAAAGGCTTTCTGCCAATTCTTTGAAGTTTGACCAACTAAGGCCTTGACCACCTATAGGGTCTTTGATAGGAACCTGTTTTACACCAAAAGTGTAGAGCTTGTCTAGGCACATACGAACACCTTCAAAGAACTCGTCGAGATTCTGCTCCATGGCTTCAGCAAGAATAGCTTCTTTGGCAAGACGGCTGTTGTCTGCTTCTAGGCGTTCGATAATAATTTCTGGTTGTGTACGCAACATCTGCTCCTAAGTTTTAACTGTATATATATTATACTATCTTAGGAGCAGTTTGTCAACCTACTCAACATCAAACATTGAATTGAATATCTGATCAGTGACCCTGGTCTTTTTGGGCCGTAGTCGTTCGTCACGTAGATTACCAACGGGCAGAGCCCCGAACTGGTCAAAGTAATCTTGAAGCAGTTGTTTTTCCAAATCGCCAACTTCAACTTTAGGATCGTCAGCTACCGCAAATGGGTACCCAGTCATATCCCAAACTTTAACACAAACATCGTTTTTGTTGATATTTGGAAACTTCTCAATGATGTCTAACATATCGTTGCCTGAGCTCTTTTTGCTAGGTTTGTTAGGCCATCCGGGAATTTGAAAACTCTGACGATAGATACGCTCGCCATAGCTGCCTCTCATCCAATCATTATCAGCACTCATTCCGTATTTCATCACGGTGCTGTTATAAATGAACGCATAGGTGTAGTACCTGACTCCTGCTCGTTTCATTAATCGTTTGATCTCACAGGCATTCAAACACTGCCCAAGGTCGATTGTAAACGAAG